TAACTTTGCATATGCGACTTCGAACACTGTACCAGTCACCATGCTTTGAGACGATAGATGACTTGTGTGTCGAACCAGATTTAGATATGCAGGAATAGACTTCTCACTACCTCCAACAGCAGTAATTTCTGCCGTTAAGATCTCACCAATATTAGAAGAATCACTCAACTCTGGCATGTACACGATCTTCGCATCGAATAGATCTTTACCGAGAGAACCCAATAGGCGTTCAATCACTTCAATGTTCAAGGTCGTTCGTATACAGATCGCACACCCTATCTGCTTGACAAGTTTATTGATTGCTGTTAAAAAGTCAGTGTCGTCTAGGGTATCATTCTTAAGAAGATCAATGTCAGCGCAAATGATAGCCAAAGAAGGTTTCCATTCAACCAACTCATCGATACAACTATAATCATTAAAGACGACACGCTCAGTCGACTTCGTATTGAAGGCAACTTCTGATGCTTTTGCTAAAATGTTATTGCCGATAATACCGACACGCAACTTGGATGGTGCTTCGGGCTTTGGTTCTGAAATGACCTCTTCAGGATCAACTATTACATCTGTTATTTCTTCACTCATTTAATCTCCTAATTATTACGATAAGCATATTCCACTGCTCGGTCTGCTTCTTTCTCAAGTGGTCGATCAGTATACCACATTCCTGTCTCATTGTCAAATTGTCTACACAATTCGGCAATTTGCTGTGCTGTAATAGGATATCCATTTTTAATAGCACTGCCCGCTGTTGCTACCATAATCTGATACATCTTATGATACCAACCCGTATTGTTTATTGTCTGATATTCTACAGACAGTTTCTTTGGCCAGAAGGGGCAATCTCTATATCCAGCCCAAGAAAATTGTGTGTTGTCTAGCGATTGCTTTCGATGTTCTATGACGGCTTTCTGTAATTCGGGCGGCAGCCTATCTAGAAAACTGTTACCGTCTCGCTCTTTGTAGGGATGCTTTGCGATAAGATAATCAACATCAATGGGATCACCACTATTGCGGAAGATGAAATTATGCGCATTGTCATACTGAGCAGGAACATAATACATTCGGGACAGATCTTTTGTTTGTTTGTCACCGATCTCACCAAGATCTATATTGAGAGCATACCAAAATTTCTTGATTTCATCACGATCAACTTCTCTTGAGAGGTTGAACACAAGGCGAAACTTAGGAGTATCTATCGTACTACTAGCAGTCGAATAACAGACATACTCATATTGGTGTAGGCGACTGGACAGTATCGATTCGAGATCATCACCAGATGTTTCAAAATCATCGACATCGACGGCTGCCCAGTTACCCCAATACTCAACATTGTCATTGCTTCGCGTTGTGTCTTTGGTGTATACCGCTGGGCTGATCAGTTCAGCAGATTTCTTATCAACACGAGGCATTGCTGACAACTGATACAACAACTTTGTGAAACTTTCAAAGTCAGAGAATTCTTGTCTGCGATGGGTCTTGTTGTCGAAACGGTTTTTAAATATAGTAAGAGAGTATGTCATAGAGGTATTATAACAAATATTTCGTCGTTAGTCAACCTCTACCAACGCAATTTGATTTGTTTTTGTCTTACCCTTGAAGGTATGATCATAATTAAAAATCTCAACGGTAGAAAGTTTACCCGTGTCCTTAGTCGCTCTTCTGACTGCGGGATGATCGAAGTTATCTATGAGAAACCGTTTGATGCCTAAATCAAGGCAGATATTCATATCACATAAAGCAGGATCATACTTATGACTACCATCAACTAGAGCGAAATCGAATTTAAATGGTTTTAGTTCATCTTTCACTATGTGAGATTTGCCTGGAATCCATCTCCACCGAGTAGGATACAACTCTGCTAATTTGATTGCCATTTTGTGTCGATCAGCAGGATCAATCTTATCAGAACTTAGTATGTCATCGTTATAGGGCGAAACAGAAACGAATTCGGCATCTTTATAGATTTCCAACTGGTATGTCGTGGAATGACCTAAATGAAATCCTATTTCAAGAACCTTCTTTGGATGATACCTTTCTTGACAACTCCTAAAGACATTGAACATTTCTTCGGTTGCGGGCATGTAACCCCATCCATGATCAGGAAAAGACAGGTGTTCTATATTCATCCGAAAAAATCCTCTAGTGTCGCTTTTGGTTCGAAGTCCCAGCCAACAGCATCAAGAATTGGCGTCAAAGGATCTAAGAATGTTTTGTTAAACATTTTATCATAGTCTATCATGGAATGCAAACCAAATTCTTTGGGCAATTGTGTGGGGAACGATATGATATTTTCTCTAATCTTATTCGGTACTTTCAAATACACAAACTTAATCTTCTCACCGTCTTGTATTCGTTCATATCTATCAGTCAATCCATTTAACTTCAGGTGATGATTATATAGTAGAGAGCCACGTACATGAATTGGGGTGCCTTTGCCATAGATCAGTTTGCGGTCTACCCACTTTGTGATCTCTGACACACCACGAGGAAACGCAATGTCTTCGGGTGAGAGACTCTTGAATTCTGATCTGAAGTCAAGGATGAAGCGTTGTGTGTCGAATTCAGTGCCCTCTACGACAACTCGAAAGATCTCTTTGAACTTGTCACGAACGATCTGAGGCGTACTAGACTTGATCGCTTCGATACCCATCATCTTCAACTTGGGGGTGGCGTACTGGACACCCTCGTTGTTGTGTACATTCAGAATGTAACGTTTCTTCGCCATCCAGATACCACGATCGGCAATCACCTCACGACCCATGACCATACGATTCTCATACGCACTTGTCTCGGTCGCGAGAGTTTGGTAGGCTTTGCTGAGGACTTTCTCAAAATGATCCGAACAAATCTTGTCGAGGAACTTCACAGGGTCTTTTGGGTTGAACTTCTCGACCAAAGGTGCCATGTTGATATAGACAGAATCCGTATCGATCGCAACCACATAGTCCGACTCGACACCAAGCAAATTTATCATCTCGTCGTTGACTGCTTTCTCAGCGCACTTGATCGCTCTCTGACCTGACAGTGTGACACCTTCTGCGATACGGTGATCAAAGTATCGAAAGTATTTGTTGGCAAGAGCACCATAAAGTGAATTCATGAGAATCTTGATTCCCATCTGTTGGTTATCTAGATTGGCGATGAGATTCTCAAGCCGTTTTGTTGGTGCTTTCTCATACTCCGACTTGGCTTCAAGCATCTGTTTCTTTATGGTGACACGATTGTCATAGAACTTTCGAATTACTTTGGGGATGATACCCTCGTAATCTTTTCGAAACATCGCGCCGTTCGCACACTTTGTTGTTTCCATATCTTCGTTATAACACATCGTCTCGGGAGACATGTTGTATTGTACAATGATATTAGGATACAGAGAGTTTAGATCGAATGATACGACCCAGTCGTGCGCCCCAACCTGAGGATCTTTTACATAACCACCAACAATCTTGCCCGCATCATGTTCTATCGATGGGCGAGGTGGTATGATAACGTTCTTATCAATCAGTTCGTTGTAAATGATCGAGTCCCAGATCGCGGTCGTACCCAGAGCATCGCCATAGTTTGTCTTCGCAGAATAAGACATCGTCAGTACCAGTGAGATGATACCAATCTTTTCTTCGAATCGATGGACTAACTCAACGTCTTTGATGTTGTAGTCAATAAACTTCTGATAGTCGTTCTTATACAATGAGTGAAGCGAACCATACTCATCATAAGATAGTTTACTTTCACCAAGAACGACGTGGGCAATATGATCCAGTTTATAAGATTCTTGTTGACCGTAAGTATTGAGTGTGAACTTCTTAAACAAATCTAGGTAATCGAGCTGTGTGATACCCTCAAGATCATAGGTTATTTGTTCACGACCACCCAGCGTTCGAATCTTTCTTTCACGTAGAAGACCCCAAGGGGATAGTCTCTTGCTGAACTCACTACTGAGAACCTTGTTTATTCGATTGACGAGATACGTCATATCAAACAACTTCGAATTCCATCCGGTCAGGATGTCAGGATAATTACTCTGCCACCAGCCGAGAAATGCTTTGAGAAGATTCTGTTCAGTCTCGCAGTAAAAGAACTCAACATTATTGTCATTCAGGGATGTGTCATACTGATCTAGACCCCAGACATAGTAAGTGTCGCTTTGATTGTTCCGAATAGCAATCGAGATCACAGGATGGTTCGCGTGTTCTGGTTCGGGAAAGCCCTTATCAGAAGCAACCTCGATGTCGATCGTCGATACATTTATGCTGTCGATATCAAACTTGACATCTCTAGGAAACGCATTCGAAATAAACTGAGTGACGAAATTCGACTGACCATGTACGCCAAAGTTAGGGACATCTTCATACTGCTTGATGAAGTCTGACGCTTCACGCATACCATCGAACTCCATCGGCGCGACCGATTTGCCATACAGAGTTTTGTATTTGCCGGTCGCCTTGGACGATTCGACATAGAGTGTTGGTTTGAAGGGGATGCGGAATTGAACGGGCTTACCATCCTCAATACCACGATAGAGTATCTTGTTGCCATAACGAGATATGTTTGTATAGAATTTCATTTTTTTCATTGTATAATTATACTACTTTTCTTCGAGATTGTCAATGTCCACG